CCATATGAGGGTGGTTCATTCCAGAAGATTCAGGTAATTAAAACTGATCTCAATGACATTGAGCAACGTCTTAACGTAGCATTCATGTATATGGGTAATCAGCGTGACGGTGAGCGTATCACAGCATATGAGATTCGTCAGAATGCTGAGGAAGCTGAGCAAGTCTTAGGTGGTGTGTACTCACAATTAGCTGAGTCTATGCATTTACCATTAGCATATTTATTACTGTATGAAGTGCGTAAGGACATCATCTTAGCTATTGATGCTGCGGATATTAGATTAAATATCTTAACTGGTATTCAAGCTCTATCACGTAGTACAGAGAATCAAGGTTTAGTTATTGCTGCTTCTGAGATCAATACCATTGCACCAGTAGTCGCACAGTTCATGGGTAAACGCTTTAATATGGATAAGATCGTAGATAAGATTTTACTATCCAATGGTGTAAACGTAGAGGAAATCACGTACACCGAACAAGAATTAGCTATACAAGCACAGCGAGAAAATGAGGCTATGAATGCCCAAGCTGCTGCTATGCAAAATCAAATGCAGTTAGGTCAGCAAGTACAGACACAAGATCGTGCTGTTGAGGCTCTAACCTCTGCTCAACAAATGTGAGGTATATTAAATGACAACTGATGTAGATACTCAACAACAACAAGGTAACGGTGTACCTGCGGTACAACCACAGCAACAACCTACACCTACGCCAGTAGTTGAAGAACGTATCGTCTATAAAGATACGCCTAATTATACAGGTAGCTCTACGTTAGAAACATCCATTAATATCTTTACTGCTAGTGCAGGTATTCAATCGGATCGTTTTAGTACAGCACTCGCTAAAGCAGTAGAGTACAATGATGCAGGTCTTATCAATTATGATGCTTTGACAGCAGGTTTAAAACCAGAGCAAGCACAACAAGCACGTGCTTTAGCTGATGCTGCTTTTAAAGAACAGTCTACTGCTTTCCATAGTCATGTAACTGCACAGACAAATGAAGTCTATAAATTAGCAGGTAGTGAAGAATCTTGGAAAGAAGCTGCGCAAGCATTTAACCAAAATGCACCTGCACATATCAAGTCAATCGTTAATCAAATGCTACAAGGTGGCGATATGGTTAATGCTGCTAAGTTTGTATTAGAACAGGTACAAGGGAGTGGTCTAGTGAATTATGGTACACCACCAATGCAAGGCGGTGCAGGTTCAGGTAATGAGGCTCAAGGTGGCTTATCTAAACGTGCATACTTTGATGAATTAAATAAGCTAAATCGTAAAGCAGGTAACGGGTCATGGGATGCTAAAACATCTATTGGTCAAGAATTAATTGCATTACAAAAACGTCGTCAATTAGGTGCGAAGCAGGGTCTCTGATCCACTTCGCTATGCAAACTATTAATAACCTTTAAGGAGATTTATCATGGCTCAAGGTGACATTTACGTTCCGAATAACACCCGTCCACATTGGGGCGGTGTATTATCAGATCAAGATCAGCATTTAGAATTATACACAGGTATCGTAGATTCTGAGTTTTTATATACTCAAATCTTTACAGCATTCTCTGCTCAGCGTAGCACAGAGTCTCGTACCAACACAATCCGTTTAGACCGTCTCAACAAGTCTAAAGTCTTAGGTCGTAAGTCTGGTGAGGCTATCGAGTCTCAACGTGTGACTTCTGACAAATTAAATATTATCGTAGAAGTGTTACTGTACATCCGTAACCCTATTGATGATATTGATGCATGGACTGCACCTGACTTCGTAGTAGAAATGGGTCGTAACAACGGTTCAGAGTTCGCACTTACGTTTGACGAAGCACACATCATCACTTTACAGAAAGCACGTGATTTCGTACCACCTGCTGCTGTAGCGGATACTTTCCATGAGGGTATCGAGGTTGGTGTTACGTTAAAGCAAACTATTACGTCTGTAGCTGACCAAGAGGCTAACGCTTCTGCATTGGTAGTTGCACATGGTAAAGTAGTTGAGACTTTAATCAAGCGTCGTGTACCTTTAATGGATATGGTGACTATCGTTACCCCAGAGGTATTCACTGAGCTAGTCAACCATCCTAAACTAATCAATAAAGATTATGTGGCAGACAATGGTGACTTCGCAGGTCGTCGTGTAGTTAAAGTAAATGGTATTGACATCGTTGAATCTACTGCATTCCCTCAAGCTGCTACAGCCGTTGGTGAACATCACCCATTGAGTACTACTGGTAACAACAATGCATTTGATGTTACAGCAGATGACTTGAAAGGTGAGATGATCGTGTTCTCTAAAGCGTTGTCACTTGTGACTGTAAATGCTAAAGAGTTCCACTCTGACTTCTGGGAAGATAAACACAACAAAGCGCATGTACTTGACTGCATGGCTATGTACACTGTGGATACTCGTCGTCCAGATACCGTTGGTGTAGTTCTAGTAACTCGTACTGATACCCCATAATAATAAATAGCCTCCTTAACGGGAGGCTTTGTCGTTTAAGGAGATTTAAACATGGCTCGTATTCATCCAGAAATTGTGTCACCTGCATTATCAGGTAAGGTATTGGAGATCGGTGTTGGTGCATTTCCAGAAGCACCTGCTAACTCAGAAGTAGCAGACTTAAAAGCACAGGTAGCATTACTCACTCAGTTAATCGCATCTCAGACTGCTAATGCTGCACCTGCAACCACTAAAGCTAAAGCACCTGCTAAGGAGGCTTAATGGCTAGTATAGGTAATGTGTCTTATGATACCTACCTAAGAGTTACTGCAAACACTGTTCAAACACAGTTACAAGACTTGGAGGCTAATCTTACTAATAGATTAGCTTCTCAAGGTGCAGTTATACATGAGGATGGTGTTAATACAGATTGTAATAGTTTAACTAATGGTAAGCACGTCGTATACAGTGATGGTGCAAATGCTACTACACCTGCTAGTGCAGGTTTGTACGTTATTGAACAGGAGTATATCAGCACTGAGGAGGGTGCGTCTGATGCTATAAGTCAAATTGCATGGCGTTATAGTACAGGTAAAATATGGACTAGATTATACAGAAACTCTGCATGGTCAGTCTGGAATGCAGTGTAGTTTATTTTAAGATATAATGTTTAAATCATGACTTTTGAGATTACTCAGACTAGGTACTTAGCTACGTAGAACATTATATCCTAAAATGAATTTCATACTAAGGAGGTAACATGGAATTATTAGAAGCTGTTAATACTGTCTTACCTTGTCTTGGTGAGCATGTTATTACAAGAATTGAAACATCTAAGCACCCTACAGTGGATTTAATTGTAGCTGCTATTGAACGTCAACGTAAATCTTTATTATTAGATGGTTGGTGGTTTAATGATACTGTGCAAACTATTCCAGTTAATACAGATGGTAGGATTGCTGTACCACTAGATACATTAGTTGCACGGGGTATTGATTGTGACGTAGTTAATCGTGGTGGGTTCTTTGTTGATTTAGCAAACAACACTTATTATTTTACACGTCCTATCAAGGTACGTATACTTACTAATTGGGAGTTCAACGAGCTACCAGAGGCAGCAGCACTAGCTGTTACGTACTTAGCAGGTATTGAGGTATTCAACGCTGATCTAGGTGCTGATAATGCTTTAAGTGTAATGCAGTCGTATGCAAATAACAACTTAGCATTACTGCGTCAAGAGAACTTGAGATCACGCAGATACAACGCCCGTACTAATGCTCGTAAGAGTTCATCCCTACGTACTTGGAGATAGGAGGTTTTATGGCTACTCGTAAAGGTGTGTATAATTCCTTTCTACAAGGTGTTTCTCAACAAACACCACAAGAACGTGAGGACGGTCAGTTAGGTGCACAGACTAATATGCTATCTGATATTGTAGGCGGTTTACGTAGACGCAGTGGAGTTAAATACCATAGTAAGTTGAGTAATATACCTGCTACTAGCTATATTAAATTGGTAGAGTTGACAGGTACTACCTATGTTATTGCAGTAGATACAGTGCTTGGTAAAGTATCCGTCATGGATTTCTTGACTGGTGAAGTTATAGAGTTTACAGATGCATACTTCGTAGCTACATCTAAAGCTAGTATTAAGTCTACAGTTAGCCGAGATAATCTATTCATCTTGAATACTGAGAAAGTTCCTAATAAAGTAGCATTACCAGAGACAGGTAAAAATCCTAATCGGTACGGCTATTTTAGTATTCGTAGTTCACAGTTCTCTAAGTTCTTTGACTTCGATATTAGACATCCAAGTATTCCAGATAAACATATTGGATTTAAAACAGCAGATACAACTGCGGATCAAGCCACACCTGAATGGGTAGCCACTGAGTTAGTGAATCGTATCACAAGTGATGTAGATTTAAATGCATTACTGAATGTTACCCGTGTAGGTAGTACAGTAGCTTTAGAAGTTAAGAGTACGTCAGACACAGGTTTACTAATCTGTGAGAGTTCTACAGGTAGTGCATATGTGTACGCTAGTGGTGCTAGTCGTATTATCAATAAAGCAGAGCTACTGGGTACGTTACCTGTGGCTTTAGATGGTTACACTATCGCTGTGGGTAATGCAGGTAATAGTTCGTACTATAAGTACAGCGATGCTACTAAGACTTGGAGTGAGGTAGGTGTGTGGGAATCACCCCATACTGTTACTAATATGCCTAAGTATATTAGTATTATCTCTGATGTGTTGACATTAGGGTCTCTTGATCTACAGCCACGTGTTGCAGGTGATGATGATAATAATCCTTACCCTAAATTTGTAGGTTACGGTATTACTGGTATCGGGTCATATCAATCACGTCTAGTGCTGTTAAGTGGGGCGTATGTCAATCTATCTAAGACTACAGAGTTTGATCAATTCATGCGTACAACTGTAGAGGAAATTTTAGATGACGATGCTATTGAAGTATCAAGTGCATCGTTAAGTTCTGCACAGTTTGAATACTGCCTACCTTATAATAAAGATTTAATCTTGATCTCACAGACACATCAAGCAGTAATCCCTGCTAATGCTACTGTACTCACACCTAAGACTGCGGTTATCTACCCTAGTACACGTGTGGAGTTATCTTTAGCTTGTGAGCCTCAAGTAGTGTCTCGTAGCTTGTATTACACTTATCAACGTGGTTCAGATTACTATCAGGTAGGTGAGTTCATCCCGAATAGTTATACGGATGCACAGTACTACAATCAAAACCTTACAGATCATATCCCACTGTATGCTACAGGTGTTTGCACTAATATGGCAGCATCTACGACTAGCAATATGGTAGTATGTTCTTCTGACACCAATAAGCTGCTTATTAATCAGTTTTATTGGCAGGGTGATGAGCGTGCTCAAATGGCATTCCATGAGTGGGTATATCCTTATGATGTAGTCTATACTGCATTTCTACAGGAATACTTAGTTCTGTTCATGGTATCGGGTGATGACTTAATTATAGGTACTCAGAATGTGCAGCTTAATCAGTTAAATGATAAACCTGTACCATACTTAGATTTATATGATTACGTCACTATTACTGATAAAGTGGGTACACTGCCAACACACCTACAAGGTGTTGATGGTTTAGTAGCTACTATTTACGATAACCTTGATATGCGTCATAAAGAGATTGCAATCACATATGATGATCCAAGTACTATCCGCTGTGCTTATAATGGTGTATTAGCTTTAGGTCGTCGTTATGTGTCATCTTATACACTTACACCGCCTTTTGTTAAAGATCAGAATGGTAAGGTAGTAGGTGATGCTAGTACTACAATCGTTAGTCTAACTATGACATTCAAGAATACAGGTACTTTTGATGTTAGTACTAAAGACACAATTGGGACTGCTTATACAGGTGAGCATAATACCGCATATACTTGGTCAGAGGCTCAACTAGGCTTCTCATGGGTAAACAGTATTGGTGAGGTTGTGATCCCGTGTAGAACTAAACTATCTTCTACAGATTGTACTGTGACGACAGATAGTACAACCGATTTAAACTTAGTAAGTACTAGCTATCTTATTCGTTTAAATTTGAGACAGAGGAGTATTTAAATGGCAAGTCGTATGCAGAACGGTGTGCAAGGTGCTCAACAAGGGGCACAGATCGGCTCTGCATTCGGTGGTTATGGTGCTGCATACGGTGCTGTTATTGGTGGTATTCTAGGTTTAATGACACCAGACTATGAAAAGATTGCTATGGATAAATACAATCAGGAAGTAGTCAATAATAACATGCGTGACATCTTTGACATGCGCCGTATTCAGAATATTAATAACATCGAATACAGTCAAGCATTAGCATCTTATCAATCTAGTGCAGAGGTAGGTAAAGCTGCGTATAATGCACAGTTTGGTGCTGCTGACATGATTGGTAGTTCAGCAGATGCATTACAGCAGACATTAGATTTCCAAACCACACAAGCAATGGCACAGACTCAAATGAATTGGGAAACATCACTGGATAATCTTAATACTCAAATGAGACGTTCCTCTAATGCAGCATCTAATAGTTTACGCCGTAAACGTGGTGATCAAACTAAGATGGATTATGGTGGTATGATTGATCAGGGTATGGCTTTATACGGTCAGTATAAAGGTGGTGGTGCAAGTATGGGTACTACAACTACTGCAAGTTCTACAGGTG